AAAGATTATGCAAGATAGGGTATAAATAAATCTAAAAGCATTAATAATGGCGATTAAACGCAAATCAAGAGCATTTAAGGATATTAGCCTGTCGTTTTCACCTCATCCGATTACGAAAGACCTTCCTGTGCTTACAAATGAGCGAGCAATCGTTAGATCAGTGAGAAATTTAGTTGAAACTATACCAACTGAAAGGTTTTTTAACCCTTTATTAGGTACAGACATCCGTGATTCTCTTTTTGAGAACTTTTCAAGGACAACTGTTAATATAATTGAGGATCAAGTGCGTGAAACGGTCAATGCTTATGAACCAAGAGTATCAAATATTGGTGTCGAAGTAAGAGCAATACCAGATAACAACACTTTTGAGGTAAAAGTGCTTTTTGAAATCAATGGATTGGCGGTTGCACCACAGTCATTCACCTTTATTTTAGAACCTACGAGATAATATGCCCTTTACACAGTTTACAAGTTTAGACTTTGATGAAATCAAAGCACAAATTAAGGATTTTCTCCGTGCAAATTCAAATTTTAGTGATTTTGACTTTGAAGGTTCTAACTTTTCAGTTTTAATTGATACACTTGCTTATAATACCTATATTAACGCATTTAACGCAAACCTAGTTGTTAACGAATCTTTCTTAGACTCTGCAACAGTTCGTGAAAACGTAGTTTCTCTTGCAAGAAATATTGGTTATGTACCCCGTTCAAAAACCGCTGCAACAGCGACAATTCGACTTAGTGATATAAATGTCGGAACTACAAATGACAGCACTACAAAGTTCTTAAAACTACGAGCAGGACTTGTATGTGTAGGTAATTCAGAGAATACAACATATCGTTTTTCAATACCAGATGATGTAACTTCAACAAGAGTTAGAGACATTGGTGGAACATCTTTTGCACAATTTGATAATCCAATCACTGTACATGAGGGAACATTCCTTTCAAGGACTTACAGAGTTGATACATCTAAAAAACAAAGGTATATAATTGATAGTCCAGGCATTGATAGTTCAACTTTAAGGGTTTTTGTTTCTAGTATCGCTGATACAGGACTAGGACGTAACTATCGTATGATTGATAATATATTGAATATCGATAAAAACTCTGAAATATTCCTTGCACAAGAAGTTCAAGATGAAAAGTATGAAATATTATTTGGGGATGGATTTTTTGGAAGAAAATTAGAGAATCAATCAGTCATAACTGCAAGATATATTGTAACAGATGGCGAAACAGGTAATGGAGCATCGAACTTTAGTTTCCAAGGTTCATTTACAAAGAGTGATGGTACACTATTCACACCATCTGATACTGTTAATGTAACCACTGTTACAAACGCTTCTAATGGTGCTGAAGTTGAAGACCTATCATCTATTAAGTATTTTGCTCCAAGGTTGTACTCAGCACAATATAGAGCAGTCACACCAAGAGATTATGAAGCAATAATCCAAACTATATTCCCTCGCACTGAGTCAGTTGCTGTGATTGGAGGAGAAGAGTTAGACCCACCACAGTTTGGTAAGGTTCAAATAAGTATTAAACCAAAAAATGGTACTTTTGTATCAGACTTTGACAAATCACAAATCAAAAATAAACTAAAGAATTACGCTATTGCTGGTATTAACTCAGAAATAGTTGACTTGAAAGTACTATATGTGGAAATTGACTCATCAATATATTACAATCCGTCACAAGTTTCATCAGATATAACATTAAGAAGTCAAATTATTAGTGCATTGAACCAATATTCAGATAATGTAGAGATTAATAAGTTTGGTGGTAGGTTCAAATACAGTAAAGTTAGCACACTCATTGATCGTGTTGATAATGGTATTACTTCAAACATAACCAAAGTTATTATTAGAAGAGATTTAAAAGCACTACTAAATCAATTTGGACAATATGAACTTTGTTTTGGTAATAGATTCAATATAAATCCCGCTGGATATAACATTAAGAGTACTGGATTTACTATCGAAGGATTTACTGAAACTGCTTATATTACAGATGTACCAAATAAAAATCTATCTGGTAACTTAGATGGTAGTAACATGGGTACTCTCTCAGTGATTTCTAAGAATAATAGAAATGAACAAAGAGTTATTGTTAAAGATGCTGGTGTGGTTGATTATAAGAAGGGTGAGGTGATTTTAAATACTATCAATATTACTTCAACAGTGAGACAAAACAATATAATTGAAGTTCAAGCATTCCCAGAATCAAATGATGTTGTTGGATTAAAAGACTTATACCTTAATTTTGACGTTTCAAGTAGTAAGATAAATACAGTTACGGACGTAATTGCATCAGGAGAGGATGTTTCAGGAGTCGTATTTACGAGAGATTACTATACCTCTAGTTACTCTAATGGAGATTTAGAGAGGAAATAATTTATGTCACAAATTGACAAAAGAATACAAGTCAATACTATTATTGAGAATCAGTTGCCTGAATTTTTGGTAACTGATTTTCCTAATGCTACTGAGTTTTTAAAACAATATTATTATTCACAAGAGTTTCAAGGTGGTGCAGGTGATTTAATTAATAATTTAGATCAATATATTAGATCTGATAATCTAGTTCCTGAAGTTGTAACTGGTGTGACAACCACCACATCTGAAATAGATTCATCAGACACTGTAATTAATGTTCCTAGTACAATAGGTTTTCCATCAGAATATGGTTTATTAAAGATAGACGATGAGATTATAACTTATACTGGTATCACTTCAACTTCATTTACAGGTTGTGTTAGAGGATTCAGTGGAATCACAGGATATAACGTAGGTATTTCTTCATCTTTACTCGAAATTAATCGTGAAAGTCTTGAATTCAATGAAACTATCGCATCATCACATGTATCAGGTTCATCTGTTCAAAATTTATCTGTTCTATTTCTACAGGAATTTTTCAGAAAGTTAAAGAAAACATTTTTACCAGGTTTAGAAAATAACGATTTTGCAACAACTTTAGATGTAGGTAATTTTATAAAGTTTGCTCGTTCATTTTATCAATCAAAAGGTGTTGAAGAATCAATTAGAATATTATTCAAAGTATTATATGGTGTAGATTCAAAGATAATTGACTTAGAGGGTAACTTAATTAAACCATCAGACGCTGAATTTATACGTCGTGAAGTAGTAGTTGCTGATTTAATCACACCAACTGGAGAACCTCAAAACCTTACTGGACAAACTATTTTTAAATCTACTGATATTAATACCAATGCATCAGTGTCAGAAGTTGAAATAATAAAAAGAGAGGGAAGAAATTATTACAAAATTGCTTTATTTGTTGGATTTAGTGATCGTGACCTAATTGAAGGTGTATTTACAGTACCAGGTAAGACTAAAGTTGTTGGTGGAGTTAACGCAGGTGCTACAATTATAAATGTTGATTCAACTGTAGGTTTTGGAACAACAGGAACTATTATTTCTGGTGCAAATTCAGAGATTAATTATACCTCTAAATCAATCAATCAGTTCTTCGGATGTTCAGGAGTCGGTGTTGGTATTAATACTGCTACAGATTTACGTTCAGATGAAACAATATTTGGATACGAAAACGGTGATTTATCAAAGAGAGTTGATTTAAGAATTACTGGTGTTCTATCAGAGTTAGTACCCATCACTGATATTAGTCTAATAAATGAACAAGAAAATTTATTTGTTAAGAATATAGGTGAAAAGATAGAAAATGATGGTAACAACTATAAACAAATTTTTGCAAACTCATGGATTTATAATACAGCATCAAGATTTCAAGTAGAAATAACAGGTTCAACTTTTAAATTAAATACAAAAATTGATAAAGCATATTTGAAAGTAGGAGACAGATTTGAAATATTAGAAAGAAACGAACAAGTCATAGCTGGAAGTGGTCAGATTGGTAGTATTGACGTTACGTTAAATCAAATTAATGCAACAAACATAGCAGGATTCACACCTCAAGCAGGACAACATTATGATATTAGGAGAATAGTTGAAAAAGTAAACAGCACAGGAGTAACTCTAGCTCAAGGTAATAATAATATTATTGCTGATACTTTGAATGTATACGTAGATGGAAATACTGAGGGATATGTTGCATCAAACTCTTTACCAAGTTATGATATCACACAAAATATTATTGAAGAAACTCTAACTGGAAGCACACAAGCGGGACTAGAGGGATATAATCCATTAAATCAGAGATATAGTTTCATAAAATTCACACCTCCACCTGGCGAGGATATCAAATTTATTCAGGGTGATGCAGTTATATACCAACCAGAAGGTGGAAATTTAATTGGATTAGATAGTGGTAGAACATATTATGTTGATCCAGTTATACCAGGTGCAAATCAAAATATATCTCAAATAAGATTATTCAACTCCACAGCACAAATTGGAACTGCTAGTACTGTTCAAGTTGGTCCTACAACATCAACAACAGATGTTCATAGGTTTGTATTGAAAGCACATGCAAGCAGAACTTTAGAAGCAGATAAAATTTTAAGAAAATTCCCTTTATCACAAAATTTATTTGTTCCATCTGCACAAGAAACACCTACAACTGATATTGGTATTTTAATCAACGGTGTTCAAATAAGATCTCCTATTTCAGATAATCAAATATACTATGGTTCATTAGAATCAGTTGACCTTTTGAACTCAGGATCAGATTATGATGTTATTAAACCACCAATAATAGGTATTGAAACAAGCACTGGTGTCGGTGCTGCTGCTGAACCTATTGTTCAAGGAACAGTTAAAGAGGTATTTGTTGATCCACAAGGATTTGATATTGATGAGGTACAAAGTATTTCATTAACAGGTGGTAATGGAAGTGGATGTGTACTACAACCAATACTAGGTGAAAGAAGTAGAGAATTATTATTTGATAGTAGAGATGTATTCTTTAACGGTGGTGTAGATATTGTCAATGAGACAATCACATTTAAAGAAAATCATAATTTACTTGATGGTCAATTAGTATATTATAGTTCAAATAATAACCAACCAATAGGTATTGGAACTGCTTTTGATTTAGAAAATAATGTTAACGGTACATTATCCGATGGTGCTCCATACTATGTTAGGATAGTTAATCCATCTACAGTAAGAATTTTTAATACTGAAACTGATGCCATATTTGGAACTGCAGGTATTAATACAGTTGGATTATCAACGGACACAGCAGCAAGTGGTATTCACAAATTTAGAACAGAAACTAAGAAAACTCTTGTTGCTATAAAAGTTTTAGAAGAAGGTTCAGGATATACACATCGTAAATTAAGAGTCAAACCTGCTGGTATATCAACATCATCAAATGTTGTTACGTTTAAAAATCATGGATTCCAAACTGGAGAGATTGTAGAGTACTCTGCAGAAACTTCACCAATACAAGGTCTAAGCACTACCTCTTCATATTACATTAAAAAATTAACTAGTGATACTTTCCAATTGGCAGACGCTGGTATTGGTGCTACATCAACTGTTGATTTTAATAGAGGAAAATATGTTAATTTTGATAGTGCAGGTTCAGGATTCCAAATTTTTAATTACCCAGAAATAAAGGTTAATATAGATGTATCATACGGTTCAACAGTTACTGGTGATATAACAATTACCCCAGTCGTGACAGGTGAAATATTAGGTGCTTATCTATATGAAGAAGGAACAAACTATGGTTCAACAACATTAGATAAACAGGTAATTCCTAAAGTATCAATTGAAAATGGTAGATTTGCTGAATTTAAACCAATTATTGTAGATGGTAAATTAACTGATGTTGCTGTTGTTAATAGAGGTAGAGAATATAATTCAAGTCCTGAAATTAGGGTCATATCAAGTTCTGGATCTGGTGCTGTTGTAAGACCAGTTGTACAAGATGGTTTTGTGATAGATGCTATAGTAACCAATCCTGGTATTGGATACAGTAGTATTACTACAGAGGTAAGGGGATTTTCAAGAGGACAAGGTGGTCAGTTTACTGCAAGAGTAAGAAGTTTAACACTTAACAGTCAAAGTAGATTTGGTGACTCATTCTTATCAACAAAAGATGGATTAATAAAATTCAGTATTTTAGGTTACTCACAAGAGATAGCAACTAATTTTGAAAAAACATTTTCAGTTAACCCTAATACACAAGAATTTACACAAATTACTGGACACTCACCAATCATAGGTTGGGCATATGATGGAAACCCAATATATGGTCCTTTCGGTTATTCTGACCCTGATAATATTAACTCTGAACTTAAGATAATACAATCATCATATAAGACAGACATTACCAATGTTGTTAACAGACCACCAGGATATGCACCAGGATTTTTCGTTGAAGATCATGTATTTGATGAATCGGGAGATCTTGATATTCATAATGGTAGATTTGGTAAGACACCAGAGTTTCCAAATGGAATTTATGCATACTTTGCTACAGTTGGTTTAGGAACTCAGACAAATAAATTAGAGGGTAATTATCCATATTTCATTGGTAATACATATAGATCACCTTTTATAAAAGAAAATCAGTTACTCGATCAAGATTTTGACTTTAATAATTCAAGTTTAAGAAGAAATACATTTCCTTATACTGTTGACGAACCTTTTGCCGATAATGATTTTGTTATTGAATCATACGAAAAGATAAGACAGTTATCAGTTATTGAATCTGTAACTAAAGGTGATGTAGATGCTATTACTATATTAAACGGTGGACAAGATTATAAGATAGGTGATTTAACTGATTTTGATGATGAAGAAACAAATGGATCTGGATTCAGTGCACAAGTTAGTGAAATTGTTGGTATTGGTATATCAAGAATCGATACCGTAATTAATTCATTCAATAACGCTGTATTCGAGTATGGAGGCAGTAACGAAGTTATTGCCCATTATAAACCTTTCATAGAGATTAATGACCAAGATGCAGTATCAATATCTGGATTAAGCACTAATATTAAGAATTTGACTGATTCTTTTAACGTTGGTGTATCTACAAACAGAGTAAGTTTAGCAGCAAGCATGACTGTTGGAAGTTCTGCTGGTCTTGTTCAAGATATTACGTTGACTCAAATACCTAGCACTATTTCAGTAGGTGGGTCAATAAGAGTTGGATCAGGTAATACAAGTGACACAGAAGAATTAAAAGTATTAAATATTTTTCCTAGTGAAAGAATAGTTCGTATTCAAAGGCATACTGGTATAGCACATACTTTAGGTTCAAATGTAGACGCATTAAATAATAAAATTTCAATACCAGTTGAGACAACACCATTTACTTCAGAGTTGAATGACATAATTTACTTTAATGGTCGTCAGTCTGTGGGTATTGGTACTACAATAGGTGGTGCTATTAAAGTAGACACATTTGTAGGTGATAAGGTAACTGAGGTTTCAATACCTACTAGAACAATAAGAATACCAAATCATCCATTTAAAAACGGGCAGAGACTAACAATTAATAAACAAAGTGGTGCAAATAGATTTGATGTTGGTACAACAAATTTAGTACAAGAATTTAAGTTACCATTTGTAGGTGCTGATTCAACTGAGGTATTTGTAATTAATAAAGGCACTGATAATATTGGTTTAGTTACCAGCAAAGTTGGTATTGGTAGTACAAGCGAGGGTCTATTCTTCTATACAAATGGTTCAAACTCTGGTATAAATTCTTCTCTTTACTTCTTAGAGAGTCAGAAAGAGCAAGTAAGAGGTGATATTGATAAAATCACTACAACAGTTTCTACCAATGTTTCTGCTGCAAATACAACAACTCACAACTTAGTTGAGGGTGATGTTGTCAAAATGAATGTTGTTCCTAATTTAGCGGTTGGAGTAGGATCAACTACACCAGTAAACGTAAATTATAATTCTGAATTTGATAAGTTAATAATTAATCCTCTTACATTTACAGCATCTGATGTTGAGACTGATCAAATTGATATTGCAGAGCATGGATTTAAGACAGGTGATAAGGTATTTTACCAAGGTTCTGCAACTGGATTAAGTACAGGCACATATTTTGTTAATAGAGTAAGTAGTAGAAGATTTCAGTTATGTGAAACAATAGAAGATTTAAATGTAAATCCAATTAGAATTGCACCTATAACAGCAAATACAGGTGGTACACAAACTATCGCTCCTATTAACCCAAGAATTGATGTTGTTAAAAACTCTAAATTGACTTTTGGATTATCAAGTACAACTCTAGCAGACTTTGATTTCAAAATATTCTACGATAAAAACCTAACGAATGAATATCTAAGTTCTCAAGACAGTAGTTCATTTAATGTCGGCACTGCAGGAACCATTGGTATTGGTACAAATAATACAGATCCAATAGGTGCTGCTCTAACTGTTCAGTATTCTGCCTCTACTCCTGTTACTTTATATTATGGTTTGACTAAAGGTGGTTACATAAGCACCGCTGACACAGAGGTTCCAAACTATTCTGAAATAAGATTTATTGATAGTGTATACAATGGTGAGTATAAAATATCAAATGTCACAGATGATACCTTTAATTTCTCACCTAAAGTTCCAGAATTTTTATCATATACAACCGATGATTGTGAAAAAATAGAATATTCTACAAGATCAACATCTGTTCATGGTCCTATCAAAAACTTCAGGATATTATCACCAGGTTTTAATTATAAAAAATTACCACAGTTTAATAAAGTAAACAGCGTTAGTGGCACAGATGCAAACATTATTGCATCTTCAAAGACAATTGGTAGAATTAAAAAGGTAAGAATCGTAGATATTGGATATGAATATTCCTCTGATAAAACATTAGGACCTCAAGCATTTATATCACCAGTTGTAAATATTGATAACTTAGACGTAATCGGGTCTGTTAACATTGTAAGTGGTGGTGCTGATTACATGAGCACACCTAATTTAATAGTATTCAATCCAGTTACAAATACTGTTGTAGATGATGTCTCACTACAACCTTTCTCTCCTAACCAAACAATTTCAAAAGTTGATGTCCTTTCACCTGTAACTGGTTTAGATTCAGTCGTTCATAAAATAGTTTCAATAAACAACTCAAATGGTGTCGGTGTTAACTCCGTTCAGACAGGTGCTTCAGGTGTAGTAACATGTTTCCTAGAGACACCAATAAATGGATTTGATACTCAACCATTTGCTGTTGGAGACCAAGTATTCGTTGAGGGTATACAAAGGGTTGGAGAGGCAGGAATTGGTGCTACACAAGGGGGAATATCGACTAATACAACTGTAGAGGGAACTGGTTACAACTCAGAGAATTATAATTATTCATTCTTTGATGTTATTGATTATACCGCTGGTACACAATGTATTGCTGTGTTTAGTTTATCAGGTGTAACAACTAATCCTGGTATCGCTAAAACATTCCAGTCGGGTTATGCAACTCTTGTTAATAAGAAAAAATACCCTGTAATTGAACCTGTACAAACAAGAGGTGTATTTGAACTTAAAGAAACACTTATCATTGATAATGTAATCACTGACTTAAAAGTTATTGAAGTTAGAAAAGATTATATTAAAATTGACGGAAAATATAAAATTAAGAAAGGAGATAGAATTAAAGGTGAATTAAGCAACGTATCTGCTGAGATAACAAGTATCGTAGATAATCAAGCTAAATTTACAACTGATTTTTCTAATAGACAAGAATATGGTTGGTTAGATGATATTGGTAAATTAAATGAAGACTACCAAGTAATACCAGACAATGATTATTATCAGAATTTGTCTTACACTGTAAAGAGTTCTATAGAGTGGGATAAATTTGTAAATCCAGTAAATCGTTTAGTTCACCCATCTGGTTTAAAGAATTTTGCTGATACAACTGTTACATCTAGTTTAAAAGTTGGTGTTGGTGAAGTACGTGAGTCAAATCAAACTGTAGTTCTCGATGTTGGTAATATTCTTGAATTGAAAGATAAGCAAAGAGTAGATGCAATCAACAATTTTGACTTTGCAAGAGATTTTGATACAAGGGCGAATGGTTCTAAGTTTATTACTATAAAGAACAGAACATTTACTGATTTCACTAGATGTAAGACTAACAGAGTATTACTTCATGATGATATCAGTGATGGTTTTTCAAGTGAGGGATTTGAAAGTACAAATACAATTATTGAACCTTTAGTAGAAGATTTTGGACAATATCTTATTCAGATTATCGATCCTGATACTCTTGACGCTCAGTTCTCAGAGTTAGTTACTATAACAACAGAAAACGATGCATTTTTACTTGAAAAAACAACAGACTTTACTACTGTTAAATTAGGTAATTTTGAAACTGAGATATTAGCAAACGGTACAAAAAATCTTTTATTTGAACCAACTGAGAAATTTATAAAAGACCATGATATTAAAGTATTAAAAATAGATTTTAATACAGATTTGACTGGTATCGGTACAGCAGGTATTGGACATGTAGATTTAGTTGGTGTTAATACAGGAATAGGTAGCACTACAATTGGATTTACAACAACATCAATTCTTGAAACACCAACCTACGATTTTAATAGTCTTCATGCTTCAATATTTGTTCAGGATAGTGTTACCAAAGAAATTAATTACAATGAAGTTATTGTAGATTTTGATGGAACTGATACAACAATCGCTGAAACTTATGTCGATACAAAATCAGGATTAAGTCAGTCATCTGTTGGAATCGTAACTGCAAGAGTAGAGAACAATTTAGTTAAATTGCAAATTGAGAATGATAGAGTAAATGTGCTTGATGTAAGAGCAAACATAGTTGGATTAGGATCAACAGCAACAGGAATTGGCACATATAGATTCTCTGTATCAGGACAACCTGCTGGTGCTGAAAGAAGTGCTAGATTACAATCAGGTTATGTAACAGGAACAGCTACTCCAATAACTTATGCTACCATAAATCAATTAATTGATACAACTGTTAAGTCAATTGTTAGAGTATCTTGTGGTGAGACATCTGCAGTTCATCAAATCATATCAATAAGAGATGAAGATGACATACTGACTGTACAATATCCATTTGTATCTGCAGGTTCCACAACTGGTATTGGTTCTTTTGGTGGAGAGATAAGTGGAAATGATATTAATTTAAGATTCTATCCTGATGCTGAGTTTGATTCATTGATTGAAGTTCAATCATACAATCAAGTTTTGTATACAGACAGTGATTTTGCAAATACACCTCCAGATTTGACTTACGGTACAGTTGATCAAAGAATATTCTTAACAACATATGATGGTGCTGCTGGATTAAGAGCGAACAAAAAAGATTTTGTGTTAAAACATCTTGGTGTTCCAATCTACTCTAAAACATTTAATCCCGCTGGAACAATAAGCACTACTACAAGTACAATTAATATTCCAAGTCACTTCTTCAATAATAATGAAGAACTTACATATACACCAGATTCTACGTTCATAGGTATCGCAGGAACAGCAATATCAATAGGTTCTACAACTAACGTGGCTGGTGTTGTTACAACATTATTACCAAGCACTGTCTTTGCAAAGGTTATTGATGAAAATCAGTTTGAACTTTACACAAGACCTGAATATGTTGCATCTGGTTCTCCTGTTGTATTCACTGGAATAGGTGGTGGTAATGCTCACAAACTTGTGATGACTAAGCAACTAACAAAGACCATCTTAGGTTTAGATGGAGTTGTACAACAACCAATTACATTTACTTCTATCACACATAATATAAGAGATAATATTGGTATTGGTTTATCACAGTTTGTTTTAAGTGGTATTAGTTCAGTTCAACCATCAGATTTTCTTAAGTTGAATGGTGAATATATGAAAGTAACTGAAGTTGGATTGTCTAGTACTCCAACTGGAATTATTAATGATGCAACAGATGTAGCACTTGGTATAGCAACATTACCTGTGGTTAAAGTTGATAGAGGACAATTAGGTATTGCACAAACAACACATACTGCTAATGATACAGCTAGAGTACATAGAGGTTCATTTAATATTGTAGATAGTACAGTATTCTTTGCAGATCCACCAAAAGGTAATAATAGATCAAGAAGAGATGAAACAAATTTACCATTTGTAAGAGCTAACTTTAGTGGAAGAACATTCTTAAGAGCAGATTATACTACTAATATGCTTTTTGATGATGTATCAGATAATTTCACAGGAATAGGTAAGACCTATTCATTAACTGTGGGGGGTGCAAACACAGCATCAGGTATTGGTGTTGGTAATGGTGTATTATTCATTAATGGTGTATTCCAAACTCCACTAACAATTAATAACACTGGTAACAACTATGAATTCCAGTCAGATACAACTGCTGGAGTTTCAACAGTTGTATTCTCAGGTATTTCATCTACAAACGGTGACTTCATCGTATCTGAATTTGATATCAACCAGAACCAAGTACCAAGAGGTGGACTTATTGTTTCATTAGGTTCAACACCAGGTCTTGGGTACGCTCCACTTGAGGGAGCAAAGGTAAAAGCATTTAAAGATGCGAATGGAGGAATCACCAGTGTAGTAGGTATCGCTACATCTTCAGGATTTAATCTTGGTATTCAAACTGCAGCGTACGATAACTTAACAGGTATTATTACAGTTACCACTGAGAAAGTACATGGGTTTGCACTTGAGAGACCAAATACAGTTAAATTAAAAGGATTAGAGTTTAAATGTCCTAAGACAGTTGTTGGTACACCAACAAATGCAACATATAATCCTGCAACTGGTGTGTTAGTGTTAACTATTCCAAATCATGGATTAGCAGTTGGTGATGCTGTTGTTCTTGATACGGGTTCTATTTGCTTTACTTGTGATAAAGATAGTAATAATACAACACATTGTTATCCTCGTGCAACAGATCCTGCTGCTGGACAATATCTAACAATTACTAATAGAACCACTAATACATTCAGAGTTAATGTTGGTGCATCTGCTCCAAGTGATCAATATGTTCATACATTTGTTTCTGCTGCTGCTGATTCAGTCAAAACAATTGGTGGTGGTGGATATGTTGGAGTAACAACAACTATCTTCCAAGACCACGAAAGACCACTATTTGTCGTTGGCATTGTTTCTGATAGAACATTTGAAGTTCAGGCAGGTGCAAGTACAATACCTCACACATATCAGGGTGGTGGTCATGCATTTGAGTTCTTTGAAGATCTTACATTTGGTTCAGGATATCGTGGTGGTACAGTTGCATGTGGTGTTACAGACCAAGCATATGTTCATAGATTTGTAAGTTCTGGTATTAATTCAATCCGTAAAGGTAACTTTGCTGCCACAGGTTCAAATGCATTCACAGCAACAAACGCAGTTTATACTTCTCATTCAGGACAACTTGTATTAACAATACCCAATCATGGTTTATCTACAAGTGATACAGTCGGTATTGATACTGGTGGTTTGGTATTTAAATGCTCTAAGGACAATTTCTTCTCCGATCATCCATATCCTCGTGCAGTATCTAAAACAAGTTTCCCTAACTCCGACCCTATTGCTGGTATTCAAACTGCTATAACCGCAACCACAACTAACACAATTACATTAAATGTTGGTGCTGGTGGTGGCGGTGGAACTGGAGCAGAAGTAGTTGCAACAGTTGGTGCTGGCGGTACACTTGCATTCACAATAACACAGGCAGGTTCTGGTTATGTAAATCCTGAAATTGTAATTCCACAACCAAATTATGATAATTTACCAGTCATTGGTGTATCAAGAGTAGGGGTTGGCACAACAACCGATACTGGTTTAAATTTATTACTTGACGTTATGGTAAGTGGAGCAACTACAACTGTTGGTATAGGTTCAACTACATTTGAGATATCACAGTTCTCAATAGCAAGACCAGGTCATTCATTTAAAGTAGGTGATAAATTCAAACCAGTTGGATTAGTAACTGCTGCACATTTATCAGCACCTCTACAAGAGTTTGAATTAGAGGTTACACAAATCTTCAGTGATAAATTCTCATCATGGCAGTTTGGTGAATTAGATTTCATTGACTCAATCCAAAACTTACAAGATGGTGCAAGAACTAGATTCCCATTATTCTTTAATGGACAACTACTAAGTTTTGAAAAAGATATTAATAATGCTCGTTCTCAGTTAATTGACTTAAATGCAATACTTCTTATATTCGTAAATGGTGTTCTACAAGAACCTAAATCAGCGTATACTTTTGATGGTGGTACTACTTTTGAATTTATTGAAGCACCTAAACCTGAAGCAAAAGTAGATATTTTCTTCTATAAAGGTCAACAGGGAGTTGATGTGGACATAGCTGATATCCAACAAACAGTTAAGATAGGTGATGAAGTTAGAATATTCAAACATCCTGTTGGATTAACCACTTCACAGGAAGCAGAAAGAACTTTGAATGAATTGTTAGGAGCAAAACTTGTTGAAACTGATATTTACACAGGTGCAGGTATAGATGAGGCAAATGACAAACCATTTAGATGGACAAAACAAAAAGTTGATATTGTATTAAATGGTAAGAAGATTGATAA